AGCTGTCTCAGCGCAGTGCGCCACCGCGTCCAGCGTGTCGCCGCGGCTGTAAATGCCGTACGCCTGCCAGTTCGTCCGCTCGATCCTGAACACGTCGTCGTCGATCTCGTAGACGAGACGGGAACGGGCGCTGAACCGGCGCCAGTCCGGCAGCGCGTCATGCTTATCCACCCGCTGCCCGACGATCAGCGGCCACTCCGCCGCGTCCCGGGCGCGGACATCGCTGCCAACCACCAGTTTCACGTCGTGGCCGTGGCGGCCGAGCTCACGCAGGGGCATCGTGATCCGGTACCAGCTAAACCGCACCCGGAGGCATCGTGCATACCGAAGACCCTCACAGGTGCAGGCTCACCAGCATATCTAGCTGACCCCTTCGCGGATCGTTACAGCGGTGGCGATGACCAGTGCGTTAACCAGCATCCCCGCACCATTTGAGGCGATCACGGCAGCGTTGCGGAGAGCAATCCCGTACACCACCCAGGTGAACTGGCCCATCACGACAACCGAGAAGAACCCTATGGAGATGTCGCGGGAGGACTTCCGCCGCCGCATACGCCGCAACTGCAGGAGAGGGGACGCCCCCATCAGGACCCCGAAGACTGCCGCTGTACCTGCCAGGATGGTCAGCACGGCTAGCTGAAGTAGTAGTCGACGGTCACGTACGGCACGAACGCCCACGTAGCACCCGCCGCGAGCCAGCGTTCGACGAGGTCCCAGTCGATCGTCGGCAGCGACGGCTCCCATGTCCCCCGCTCGAGGAGTTCGCGGCGGTGGACGATGACCGACGTGTCGATCTGCCCATACGACGGCCGCTGCGCACCGACCGGGTACGGTTCGCCGCGGCCCTGGAACAGGGCGATCCCGTAGCCGAAGTCCGCGCCGGTCTCTTCCATCGCCGTCACAACGGCTTCGAGGTGGTTTGGGCGGAAGGCGTTGTCGTCGTCGAGGTAGGCGATGAAATCGCCCTTAGCGAGGTCGACGCCGGCGAGCCGCGCGTAGTGTCCCCACCGCGCCTGCGGGTCGTGTTCGGGGAGGAATGAGAACCGGACCCGGTCACTGGCAACGCTTCCCGCCTGGGTTTCCAGGTCCGGGTCCGGTCCGTCGCTGACGACAATGTGCTCAACATGCGCCCATGTCTGGGCGAGGACCGATGGGATGCACCGGTTCAGCACCTGATCGCGGCGCTGCCACGTGGGGGTTACGACGCTGACCAGTGGTCCAGCCACGCCCGGTACCATTCCACCGTCTCATTGACCAGGTACGGCCACGGGTTCCGGCATGCCGGCGAGCCGGCGACCACTTCCGCGCCGGGCGGTTCGCCCTGCCGCGCCGCGACGTCCCGCAGCCGTCCCCCACCCGCCGCCGCCGCGATGTCCGCGGCCACCTGCGCCACGGAGACCGATTTACCGCACCCGGCCTCAGTCACGGTCCCGTACGGGCCTGTTATCGCGTCAGCGAGGCTCACAGCGACGTCTGAGACGTGCACGGGGTCGATGAGCTGGCCGCCGCCGCCGCACAGTTCCAGCGGCAGGCCGGTCAGCGCCCGGCACGCGAACGTCGGGAAAAACTTGTGCACCGCAGCCGGGCCGTACGGCGGTCCCGGTTTCTGCCCCGGGCCGTAAACATGGTAGGCACGGACGACGGTGATCTTCTCACCACACCACTGGGCACGCGCCAGCCCCAGATCTTCCGCGCATGCTTTCGTTATGGCGTACGGGTTGGGCTGGCCTTTATGCCCGGTGCCGATCTGCACCACCGGGATATTGAGCCTGGCGGCGGCGATATAGACGTTCAGGGCGCCGAGGATGTTGACCGTCGCCGCGTGCCGTTCCGCGCCGAACAGTTCCGGCGTGCCGAGCGCCCCAGCGAGGTTGATCACCGCGTCCGGTTCGTGGACGGCGAACGCCTTATCGACTACGAGGTAGCCGCCTACGTCCTGCGGCCGGTCGAACGGCACCACCTCATGCCCGCGGGCCTCCAGCTCAGCGGCGGTGTGCTGGCCGATGAACCCCGCCGACCCCGTCACCAGGACCCTCACGGGCGGATCACCAGCATCGTGTCCACCATCTCCCCATCCGGCAGCATCGCCGCAGCCACCGCGGCCACGTCAGGGCAGCAGCATGTCTCACCCACGTCATGGACGGCGAGCACCCCACCCGGCGCGGTCAGCTTCAGGCCCCACCCGATGTCATGGCGCACCGCCGCGGCGGAGTGGTCGCCGTCGATGAACACCAGCCCGAACTGCGCGCCCTCACCCGCCAGCACCGGCAGCGCCGTGAACGAATGCTCCCGCATAACCTCAACCCGGTCAGCGACGTTGTAGTAGCCCAGGTTCGCCATCATCGTCTCGAACGAGCCGCCGAGCCACGTGTGCGGATCCACCGCCACCACATGGCCCGCGCCGGCGAGCGCCATCGTGACGGCGCTGAACCCGTACGCAGACCCGGTCTCGATCACCTGCTGACCGGTAGCGAGCCTCCCCAGCATGGCTGCTTCCGCGTCAGTGACCGATGTGCTGATAGCCGGGCCCGCGCCGGGCGCCACGTCCCGCCACGGCAGGTGCATCAGGTCTGCTGCCACACCCCGGACGACGGCCAGTCCCCAGACACGTTGCCCGCCATGTCACACGGGCCCGAGTCGGAGGACTTGACCCACCCGCCCGCCGGTGCATCCGACGTCGCGTCATACGGCGCCGGGGGCACGCTCGGCGGCGACGTGATGGGGTTCGGTGCGTCAGCCATGTCAGCTGTCCTTTCCGCGGGTTTCCACTGGCACGGGCGGCGGCGGTGCGGGCAGGCCACGTTCCTCAGCGATCTCAGCAGCCTTCTCCTGCGCTGCTGGTGAGACACGCACCTGCTCCGCCAGGCCGGGCACGCGGGTGTGGTAGAGACCCTCCAGGGCCGACGAGACATCCACCGGCTCAGCCATCAGTCCAGTCCCTTCCAGGTCAGCGGTGACGGGCTGTAAGACGTGCCCGGTTCGGGGCGGCCATCGTCGCCGACCGCGCGCGGCGGCCCGATATCGACGGCGGGGTCGCCCTGGCTGGTGCGGTCCGGCAGAGGATCCACCGGCCGCGAACCCGGCGCCGTCTGCGCCAGGTGATTGCTGGACATCATGTTGCCGCCCGCCATCGACGACACCGCCAGGGCACCCTCAGCGAGGCTGGACAGGTCTTTCACCGCTGCCCCCGCCGGTACCCGCCGCGCAGCACCCGCCCGCCACCGGGCTGGAAACGGCCACCCGGCACCGGCTCATTACCGGAGATGCCGGGGAGCTGCGGGCCGGCGCCGGCGTACGAGCCGTCGATCGCCTGCGTCCAGTCACCCGGGCCCGAGATGTCGTCGTGGACCGTGTCGGTCGCGTTCGTCCCCGTCAGGTACGACCCCGGCCGCGTGTAGTTGATCGTGTCACCACCGCCGGAGCCGTTCTGCTGCCCCATCGTGCCCGGGGCACCCGACTCGCCGTTCACCGACGGGCCCGCACCCGAGATGCCCTCGCTCAGCTGCCCCGGCTCGTTCGACGGGTCAGCCGCACCGCCCGCACCCGGCGAGCCGCCGGCGCCGGTGCCCTGCGGCAGCGCGACACCGAACAGGGACGACGGGTACTGCCCCGGCTCGTTCGACGGGTCGTCGCCGCCGTACGCACCCTGAGCGGCCGCAGTGGGGCTGAGATGCCCCTGCGTGAGGCCGCCACCGGCGGGGGTCTGCCCCGGTGTCAGGTTCGTCATGGATTACCCATCCCTTCGATGGCGCTCGATGTACTCCGCCGCCGCACGCAGCAGCGCCGGATCATCACGGAACCTTCCGATCCCGTTATTACAGCTATTGCAGAGCAGCGCCCGGACCTTGCCCGTTACGTGGTCGTGATCAGCGTGGAGGCGGCTCGACGCCCTGACGCCATCCGGGTTCGGCGGGTTCCCGCAGATCGCGCACAGGCCGTCCTGCCCGGCGAGCATCACGTCATGCTGCTCGATCGTCAGGCCGTACCGCTCGAGCTGCTTCATGCGGTTATATGCCCGTACCCGTTCGACCTGGCGCTGGCTGCCGCCGCTGCGCCGCAGTTCATTTCTGCGCTGGCGGCGTTCCGGTCTCGCATCGTTCCGCTGCTGATTCTCTCGCCAGGCCGGCGTTTGCCGGTAGCACTTGCGAGAGCATGTGAGGTTGTTTGCCCGGTAGGGCTGGAACTGCGTGCCGCAGACGATGCAGTCACGCAACTCCAGCCCTACCGCTGGTCTTCGTCCACCTGTCATGTACCAATGATAGACGAAACAGGACCATTTTTCAGGTACTTGGCCCCTTATACGTCTTAATGGCCCCGGTTTGGTCAACTAGCACGCCGTCGCCGCGGAGCACGGCCCGGAAGGCCACCAAATCCTGGGAGAACAAGAAGTCGTCGGAACGCTCGAACCGGATGCCGCCGACGAGGCGGACGAAGAACTGGCTGAAGTCGCCGAACGCGACCGACTGGGCGCCGGTCGCCACCGCCGGCATGAACGGGTCCGCCACCAGCGGCTTCCCGAGCAGCAGGTCGGGTGAGCCGAGGACCGCCGAC